AGGCCTTCTTTGTCTCGAAGTCCTTGATAATCCCTTCGTTTTCCAGCAATTCTGTTTTCAAATCACGAAGAAACTCAACCGACTGCCCCCAGGTATCAGAAACAATGACGCAGAAGTCCCGCTGCCGGAAAAGTAGCATAACGAGGGTATAGGCAAGGGTCACGGCGGTACTCTTTGCGTGTCCCCGTGGAGCCGCAATAGCAATGTACTTGTCCGGCGAACAACACATTTCCCATACTTCGCGGTGAAACTGCGGGGTCGCCACCGCCGCGTCCAGCCGGTCTTTCAGGTACACCAACAAAAATGCCTCCACCATTTGCGAGGTAAGAGGCATATTCGGGCGCTCAAACTTGAGGCCCGTGGGCGGTTCGTTTACCGCCTTATGTCGCCTAAGCGCGGCGTCGGTGCGGCTTTGCAATGGGTTGTCCTACCAGTTGGTAGCCGTATCTGTCCCGAATCGCGGACAGCACAGCCAGATAAAGGGTCTTTTGGTTCATTTCCGGTTCAACATTTCGTCGGGGGTCATTTTCCAGATGCGGGATGGGTACAAGTTCCGCGTGGTCGCTCGGGGTTCGGAGCAGAAAGTCCGGGGTTTGAAGTGGAACAACAAACGACCAAACCTCATTATTGGCGACGACCTTGAGGGCGACGAACAGGTTGAATCTAAGAACAGACGAGACAAGTTCTTCAAGTGGCTGATGAAAGCTCTTCTTCCCTGCGGGGCGGATGACTGTCTTTTCCGGTTTGTAGGAACAATCCTACATTTTGATTCCGCACTTGAGCGGATTATGAAGGATTCGACGTGGACGACGAGAAGGTACACGGCCCACAAGTCTTTCAACGACTTCACCGAAATCCTCTGGCCGGAGAAGTTCAACGAACAACGACTGAGAGACATTCGCCAAAAGTACGTCGTTCAGGGTGAGGCGGATGGGTATTCCTGTGAATATTTGAACAACCCGATTGCGGAAGGGGATGCGTACTTCCGCCGTGAAGATTTGCTGGAGATGAGCGATGAAGTCAGAAAGAATATTCGTGAGGGAAGGCTGGCTCTCGTCTATTACGCCGGTTGGGACTATGCCGTGTCCAAAGACCAACGAAGTGACTACACCGTGGGCAACGTATGGGGCGTCGGTTCAGATCACCGTAAATACAAAGTCGATTGCCGTCGTGGACGTTGGGACGCCAAGGAAATCGTGGACGAAATGTTCTCTATCCAACAGGCATACACGCCCGCTTGCCATTTTGTCGAAGGCGGGACAATCAATAACGCGATTGGGCCATTCCTTTACTCCGAAATGGCGGCTCGGGGGAAATACCTGAATCTGGTCAAAATCAACTCCACCAAGGACAAACAGACCCGAAGCCGACCCCTACAGGCGATTACCAAGTCCCGACACCTTGTTGTGGATAAGCAGATGAGCAATTGGGACGACCAGGACGAGGAATACGCCCGCTTCCCGAAGGGCGCACACGACGATATTGTGGACGCCGACTCCATCATCGCCCAAGGACTACAGGACATCCAACCGGCCTTGACCGACGAGGAAATCCAAGAGGAAGAATACCACCGCGAATTCCCCGTTCAAGAGATTGGGCGCTCGGAAACGACCGGCTATTGACGGGAAGTAAGTAATCACATAGACTTTGCGCGTGAAAATAGACCAACTTGTCGTTTCATCCAATATTGCAGCGGACTTGCCGATAGAGGAAGTTCAGAGTATTGGGCTTCGCTGCAAACAGGGTTTTGACGACGACAAGACCAGCCGCCTGCAATGGGAGGACTGGAACGCCAAAGCCCTGAAACTCGCCCTTCAGGTCGCGGAGCACAAGACTTTCCCGTGGGTCGGCTGTGCCAATATCAAGTTTCCCCTCCTGACCATCGCCGCGCTTTCGTGGCACTCCAAAGCCTATCCCGCCCTGATTTCCGGGGATAACGTCGTCAAGTACAAGGTTATCGGAAAAGACCCGGATAACGTCAAGTCCGAACGGGCCGACCGCAAGGGCAAGTACATGTCCTACAAGCTGTTGGAAACAACGACGTGGGAAGAGCAGACGGATAAGGGTTTATTGGTTCTGTCGATTCTCGGAACAATATTCAAAAAGACGGTACGGGACAACAACGCGAAAAAGAACTGTTCCGACCTCGTAATGCCTCAAGACTTGGTTGTGGATTACTTCACAACCGACATGGAAAGCTGCCCAAGGGCTTCCCATATGTTCACGCTGTCAAAAAACACGGTCAGAGAGTACGTTTTACAGGGATTTTTCCTCGATTCGCTGACAATGACGACGCCGGAACCCGTTGGCCCACTTCAGGCCGCAAAAGACAAGGCCCAACACGTCACCCCGCCTCAAGATTCCAGCGTTTACAACCTTGTCGAGCAATCTTGCTGGCTGGATTTGGATAAAGACGGGTACGAAGAGCCTTACGCGGTCACTTTTGAGAAAGAAACCGGCAAAGTTGTGCGGATTTTGGCCCGTTACTACAAAAACGACATTCAATATGTCGAAACAGGGGCAAACAAGGGGAAAATCTACAAAATCACCCCCGAAAACTACTACACCAAGTTTGAATTGATACCATCGCCGGACGGCGGATTCTACGGAATCGGCTTTGGTCTGCTTTTGGGTGCGATTTCCGACTCGGTAAACTCCGCGCTCAACCAGATTTTCGACTCCGGCACGATGGCGACCTTGGGCGGCGGCTTTTTGGGACGCGGCGCACGAATCAAGGGTGGAGAAGCGACCTTTAAGCCATTTGAGTGGAAAACTGTGGATAGTACGGGTGATAACCTCCGTAATAACATCGTTCCGCTGACCGTTCGAGAGGCTTCTCCCGTCTTGCTAGACCTCATCAAGTTTCTGGTCAACTACGGCGAACGAGTCGCGGGAGCCGGTGACTTGCAGATGGGCGAATTGCCGGGGCAGAACGTCAAAGCGGGAACCGCAGAGATTGCCAACGAAAACGGACGCCAGATTTTCGATGCAACGTGGAAAAGATTCTGGCGGGCCGAGAAGGAAGAATTCAAGAAGCTGGACAAGCTGGAGTCCGTGTTTCTCAAGGGCACCGAAGGCTTTACGGTTGGGGAACAATACTACGAAGTCACCGAGGCCGACTTTGCCGATGGTTCCGATGGGGTCTGTCCGGTGGCCGACCCGAACATTACCAGTAAGTCCGAAAAGCGCTTCATGGCGGATATGGCCCTCGCAGACGCCCTCCAACTAGGCGGCGACGTGTACGAAGCCACCAAGCGCAAGTACGCAGCCTACGGATATTCCGGCTTTGAGCAGGTATTCCCTGACCCGAAAGGGCCAAATGCCATCCCGCCACCGCCGAATATCGCCATGATGGAGTTGGAAGTCAAGGCGAAGGTTGCCGAATCCAAGGCCGCAGACGTACAGCAAAAGTTCCAGATTGCACAGGGCGAGATTATGATTCGCGCCCAAGAAGCACAGGCCAACATCCTGAAAATGCAAGCCGAAGCCATGAAGCTACAGGCCGAAGTGTTGGAAATGTCCGATGTATCGAATCAGGAAGAGCGTTACGCGAACGCGGCCATGCTCAACGCGCAGATTTCCGCTGAAAAACTCAACCATGACAAATTAATGGGGCTGTTGGATGTAATGCTCCAAGGCAAGAAACTCCAGTTAGAGGAAAAGAAACTTGACAAACCAACCAAAGCAGCCGTCTGACGAATTCACGGCCTGGAAGCAACACCCGATGACAGAACGATTTTTCAGCTACCTACGGTTAGTTGAAGAGTCGGCAAAAGAGGATTGGGCGCAAGAGCAGTTTGTGGGCACCAGCATGGAAGAAATGGCGCTCCGAAATGCCAAAGCCCTTGGCGGCGTCAGCGTCCTGCGACAACTGCGCCACATAAACCTCGAAGGCATTATCAACGCAGAAGAGGAAGCCCGTGAACAAGTCAGGAATTAAAGCGGTCGGTTGGACGGTGCTGGTTAAGCCCGTTGAAATCGAGAAAACCAGCGAATCAGGGTTGATTGTCATTCCCCCCACCGAAGAAGAGCGGCAGCAGTTGGCTCAATGCTACGGTCAGGTGGTGGATATTGGCCCTGGCGCATGGTCGGACGAGTCAGAGCCGCGCTGCAAGGTTGGCGACAATGTGATTTTCAGGCGCTATTCGGGCGAGCAGTTCGATGGCAATGACGGCATGAAATACCGCCTGATGAACGACAAAGACATTATGGCAATCAAGGAGTGATGGTTATGGAAACCCAAGAAACAGTTGACACCGCAAAAAAAACAGATTTAAATGGAAGTGAGGGCACACTTGACTACGAGAAACTGGCCGGTGATATTGGTTGGGTTCCCAAGGAAAAGTTTCGCGGCGACCCTGAAAAGCACATCGACGCGGAAACGTACTACAAAAAGGGTGAATTTGTCCTTCCCCTAGTCAAGAAACAGCGCGACGAGTTTAAGGCTCACGCGGAAAAATCAGACAAGACAATTGCGGAACTCAAATCTGCAATGGCCGACTTCCAGAAGTTCACCGAAGCCGCCGCCGAGAGAAAAGTCACCGATCTTAAGTCAGAAATCGCAACGCTCAAGGATGCGCGAGCCGAAGCGGTTGCCTCTGGCGACAAAGAGGCGTTCCGTCAGGCTGAAAAGGCCATTGACGAGCGAACCGAAGCCCTTGCAAACGCCAAGGAAGTAAAGAAAGAGGCCAAAGAAGCACCAGCCGACAAGACGGGCGACCCCGAATTTGAAGCGTGGGTGGCTGAAAACGACTGGTACAAAAGTGATGCCAAAAGACGACGCCTCGCTAATGCGATTGGCCTCGACCTGACGGCAGACAACCCAGATTTGAAGGGCAGGGCGTTGTTTAAGGCCGTGTCCGAAGAAATGGAGCGTATCGAGGCTGAAAAGTCTGGAACCGAACGAGCAGGGCCGCAACGTGGTGGAAAGGCGAGCGGAACCAACTCCAAGTCCAAAACCTTCGATAACTTACTCCCCGAATACAAGCAGGCGTTTAACCGTTTTGAGAAGAACGGAATCAAGATGACAAAGGAGCAATACATGGCGAACTGTGACTCTGATGCGTGGGGTGCGTAATGGCCGGACTGACGAAAGCCCAACGAGCAGAGAAAGCGGCAAGACTGGCGAGTGAACCCGGTGTTGCCCCAGAGGTTCCCCGTGAAACGTTAGTGGTTACTCCTGCCAGAACCCGCATAGACCCTAGGGAATACGCGGAAAGCATTAGGGCAAATCGCAAGGATTTTAGCGGTTTGGAACAAAAGATGAAGTATTACGGGGAAAACCCCGGCTGGAAAAGGCGATGGGTGAACGAGGACAACGTGCCCGGTCGTCTACAGGAAGGGTACAGATTCGTGCAACGGGATGAAGTCAATATGTCGGACAGCCTGCGATATGGCAATAACGACGTAGCCGACCGGGTTTCCGTTCATGCCGGGACAAACACTCAGGGGCAACCATTTAGCGCCTACCTGATGGAAATCCCGCTGGAAATTGCCGAAGAGATGGACGAAGCCAAGTCTTATAAAAAAGTCAGAAGTATCGACGAATCCATTCGTGCCGGTACGGTGGGAAACCCGACAGGGAACACCCGCGTAGGTACGGCGGCTGGATTGCCCGAAATAAAACTTTCTTAGGAGACTTAAATGGCAAACGTAAATCGCCCTTTTGGCCTCATGCCTGTTGAAGCGTTTGGTGCATCGGACGGCCCTAGTGTCCACCGTTACTACATCGTTTCCACTGACACTGATGCCTATTACATCGGTTCGCCGGTCATTCTGGCCGCGACCTCCGATGCACGCGGGGTTCCTGGCTGCGCAATCGGCGCTGCTGCTGGTGTGTATATCGGTTCCGTGGTGGGTGTTGAACCCGCTAACGTGAACGGTATCACGATGGCAGGCACCACCCTCGATACCACTCAGGTATCCATCCCGGCTACCAAGACGCGCAATTACTACGTCTACGTGGCTGACAATCCGCATCAAATTTTCGAGTGCCAAGCCGGTTCGGTTACGACCAACTTGGTATCCACGAAAAAGAACTACAACTGTGATTTGACTATCACCGCCCCGAGTCCTGCGACTTCGCCGCAATCTGCTGCGATTATCGACAACTCATCTATCAACACGACCGCTGGCCTCTCGATGAAACTGATGGGACTTGCACAACGCGAAAACAACGAAGCGAATGCCGCTTACGAAGTTTTCCGCTGCAAGATCAACACCCACCGTTACGCGAACGGCATTGCTGGCGTCTAAAGGAGAACGATCATGGCAGGCGGCGTAATCAGCACAGGCAACCACCCCAAGGCCCTTTGGCCCGGCGTGGCAGTATGGTTCGGCAACTCCTACGACTCCTATCCGGCAGAATGGAAGGAACTCGTCACCGACATTAAAACGTCGGACAAGAACTACGAAGAAGTGGTTCAAGACACCGGCTTTGCAATCGCGCCGGTCAAAGCCCAAGGCTCCGGCATTGCATACGATGCCAACGTTCAGGGCTACACCACTCGCGCAACCCATGTGACCTACGCATTGGGCTACGCGGTGACGATGGAAGAGTTGCAAGACAACCAGTACGAAGCGGTGTCGATGGCTCGCGCAAAGGCTAACGCCTTCTCGCAGGCACAGACCCGTGAGTTAGTGGTTGCTAACGGCTTGAACAAGGGTTTCAGCACCGCTCTCCAGGTTATCGGTGACGGCGCAGCCTTCTTCTCGACCTCGCACCCCCTCTCCAACGGCGGAACTTTCTCTAACACCCCCGCAACTCAGGTGGACTTGTCGGAAGCCAGTCTGGAAGATGCGTTGATTGCCATCGCCGGATTCACCAACGACCGTGGATTGCAAATCGCTGTCCGTCCGAAGAAGCTGGTTGTGTCGCGTCAGAATCAGTTCAATGCTGCACGCATTCTGAAATCGACCTACCAGAACGACACGGCGAACAACGCGATCAACGCGATCAAGGCAATGAACATCCTGCCTGACAACTACGTGGTCAATCACTACCTGACTGACGTAAACGCTTGGTTCGTGCAGAACGAAATCCCAACGGGTTCCGGCTTCACGTTCTGGGAGCGTATGCCGGTGACGTTTGACAAGGACAACGACTTCAACACGAAGAACGCCCTTGCTTCCAGCATCACCCGCTTCTCGGTCGCAGTAGCCGATCCACGCTGCTATTACGGCGTGTCCGGCGCGTCCTAATCGACGCACTAGGGAGGGTGAAATTCCCTCCCAACCTTTTCTCACATTTGAGTGTAGGAGACTGAAATGGCAGCGAATGCTCTAGGTGTAAATGAATCAGTAGTACACGCGCCGAAGTCGCAGGCGAACCCGTACTGGTATCG